GAGCGCGGCCGAGCTTCTTCTTGAACATAGCCTTCTGGCCATCTCCAACAGTCTTAATCTCAGCGAACTGACCAATAGCGGCCTCAACATCACGAGGAAGAATCTCATCAATAGACTCAATAATAATATCATAAAGATCATAACGATTCTTCATAAACTGGTTATAACTACCAGCAAACTCCTTTAAACCATCAGCAAAAGCGTCATTGACGTTCTCGACACTGTAATTGGCAGGAGCAGTTCCCTTAACAGCGTGAAGGGCAAGTTCTCTTAATTCATTAATAGTCATTATTCTTTACCCTCCTATATTATACAGACAGAACCTGGAACTGGAATGCATCCTGTCCATCAGGCATTGTAGTTTTCTTAACAATTTGCATAACTAAACCAACAGAAGGTGCGGTGGAACTAAGAACAGGGGCACCCTGAGAACCGACACCAGCATAAACTGCGCTACTTTCAAGAGCAGAAGCAACAGCAGAAACAGTTGCATAAGAACCAAGATCAACGCAGTCGGAAGTCCAGAGGTCACCAGGAGCAAGATAACCAAGACGAGGATAAAAGTCCTGCTTAGCAGCACCCTTAGGACCATCTAAGTAAAAATTCTTTAGACCGGGCTTACGCTCGTCATACATATGCTCTGTAGTATAATTTAGAGCAACAAGTTGATTTTCGGCAGATGGGTCTGCAAAAGTGATCTTATGAGCAGCTTTATCAACCTTAAGAATCATACCATTCTCACAAGGAGTTGAGGAATCAAAAACTGCTGTATCAAGAGCGCACTGTGCTTCAATGCGGCCGTCACGACGGAAGGCAACATTATTAAGCTCGACCTGGCCGAAACCATCTATAATCATTCTAGCCATTTATAAACAGCCTCCTAATTACTTTTTATATTTTGATAGAATTGCTTCAATTCCAGATATACCAATATCTTTAGGTACTATACCTGGCTCATCTTTCTTATTAAAGATAGAAGAATTATTTTTCTTTAACTCATAAGCAAGCCGCATATCAAGTTCATCATCACTATAATCAGCCATCTTTTCACGATAAGTTTTTAAAATGTCCTCAGAAAGCAACTCAGAGTACTCGTTAATAACAGCCTCTTTCTTTTGAGTTTCAATATCAGCTTTATAATTCTTTAAAGATTCAAGTTCTTCATTTAAAGAACTAATGGTGCTATTAGCAGTCTCAAGCTGAGTTGTATACTCACCAATTTTTGCATCAGCACTTTCTTTCTCTGTTTGTAAAGTAGAGATAGAATTATTTAACTCTTCAATTTGAGTAGAAAATTCTGAAACTTTTGTTGAATTTTCTTCGGCATTAGTTAAAACGTCACTTACTAACTCATAAGTGTCGCCATTTAACTTACGAAGAGTATCAAGCGTAGTCTTTTCAGACTCGGTTACATCAAGAATATAGCACTTGGTAATTTCACCAAGTTCAACCATATCATTTTCATCATTCTTCTTATAATATGCACGGCACATTTCACCATTTTCATAGTTTACGGCCAAGGCATAATCATCATAAACTGCGGTAATGCCGTAAGAAACAGTCCAATTACCTTCTTCATTAAACTCAGGATTCAGAAGCGCCCAAATTGCTTGGAACTTCTAATCATCGGAGAGCTTAAAATTAATGTGCATTTTAATACCTCCGTATTCTTTTATCTAGTTAATCGCATATTCAATAGTATTTTGTAAAGTATAAAATGAAGCGCCCTCAAAACAAGGCTCAACTTTTTTGCCTAATGCTTGTAAACCTAAGAAGCAGCCATCATCAAAAACAATAAATCGTTTATTACGAATAATAGCTTCGTGGTATTTTAATGAAGGAGCATAGAGTTCCATTGACTATGATTTGTTTACGATTTCCGCCGCTTCTTGATAAATCGCAGTAAAAAGTAAAACATCAGTGCAAGCATAAGTACGTAAGACGCCATCACTATCAAGATGTTCTTCCCAAGCAAAATTAGTGGTTTCAGGTACAATACCATAAACGCGACCCTAATCTCGTTGAGTACCGTGGTCAGTATAATCTTCTTCTGATTGATTATATATACCTTTAATAGGAACATAAGGTAAAGAAGAAATTAATTTATCTGCAAATTCATCAGTAATGTAGGTGCCGTTGCGATTTTCATATTTATAAAAGATACGGCACCGTGCCTTACTTAAAACTTCATTATACTTTTCTAGTTCACCGTATATCTAAACGCCGAACTCAAATAAATTCTTATCCATTTGAGCCTCCATTATCTAATGACTGCTCATTCTAAATAGTCTTCTTTGATTTATCTTCGTCCGCTAACTTTGGGCGGCCAACTGGATTCTCGGAAGTGCCGCCGGTGTAAGCAGAAGAAAGTGGTATTAATTTTGTTATTAAATCTAATGTATCATTTTCTAAAGTCTTCAAATTACACAAATCTTTCTAAGTAATACCTAAAGCAAGACTTGGTAATAAGAAACTATAACCACTTTGCGCCAATTTAAAGCTATCAGTAATGTAATCACTAACATCATAATAGGAAATCGGCAGAATTGTATATTTAAAAGTTACATTCGAATTAGAATATAACGTATTAATAATAAAGGTAAGGAAACGCGAATATTTATTGCCAAGAATCATCATCATAGCAATATCATTACGGATGGAGGTCATAAGAGCCTGGCTGCCAGTAGGAGCAAACAGCTAACTACTAACGCCAGCATTTGCATATACATTCTACAAGTTCTTTTCTAATGAGTTAGTCGCCGCTTCTGAAGATGTGTTAGAAACAATGGCATCAACATCTGCATATGTAGTAAGAACACTAACATTCTTATTACCTTTCATCATTTGTACTGCGCCGGCGTGCATCTCTTCGGCTTCTGGCGGCTCAAATAAAAGCCGGCCATCATCATAGAAAGGAATTTTCTAAACTATAATTTTACGGATTTCTTCTAAGTCACGTTCCTTATTTATCTCAACTGCATCATCATAATCCATTGTTGCAGGAATAAGGTCAAGAAAGAGTGGCCGCATATCATCGGTGAAAGGAAAACAAATACCTATTGCTGTAGGTATTCTTACCCAAGGTGTTTTTACTTGGTTTCTTTGCCAACGCCAATAATGGTCAGACACCTCTTTCGGATAAAGTTTTAATGCCTATCTTCTTATTTCTTCTCTTGTTATCGAATTAAAATAAGTTACATTAAATTCAATTATATCATTACCGTGGAAATCGCGGAAGTTAGAACGACAATATTCTGCAGGTAAATCTAAAATAGCAAAATCATTTTTAGTCACATTCTGGAGTATACCATAATAACAGCCATCTATAAGTGCGCGAAGAGAAATACGAGTCAGCAACTCAGGTAATCCTATTTTATCAAGATAATCAAGCGCATTATTATACCGTTTTAGAATATGAGGGGTGGAGAGAGTATTACCCGCACTTGGATTAGGGATTAATATACCTACATACTTTAAAAGAGTAGCATAATAAATAATTATACGCTTATAAAAACTATCTTTATAAAAGAAATTACGTGAAAGTTGCTATAACTACTGCATTGAGCCGCTATTGATAATGCGCTCAACTTCTTCTTTAGTGTATTCTTTAATTTTACGACTAGTAATTGAAAAACCTAAAGAATCATTCCAAGAAGTGCCGCTCTTTGCAACCATTTCTTCTATAGCTCGCTTAAAGACGGAAATATCACGTTTTTCTTCCATTAGTATTGTCCTCCAGTAAAGAAAATTAGCTTACGATTGAGGCCGCTGCCACGACGAGTAATTTTTTCATAGTTTTGTTCTTCTAACTCTTTAATTCGCCATTGGCCATAAGCAAATGCCGAATATTTATCTTTTGGAAAGCGAGGATTTATCTATTCAAGGACTATATCTAAACCTGTTTTACGAAGCCTCAAATTAGCCATTTCTTCAAATAACTTAGTGGTAAGCTCGTGCGGCATAAGTCGCTTAACGCGGTCTTGCATTGACATTTTCTAGCCAACTTTAGTCGCGAGAAGCGCTGTACGCGCATCTTGTTCGCTTATTAAAAAGCGAACTAACCCACCATTAATACGAGCGTAGGCATTACCGTGGATTTTTGAATTTAAGGGGCCGTTGGCCTTTAGTGAGTAAAGAATCTAGGGCGCGTCTTTCGGTTGGATCTTTCGATAATCCTCATTATTAAAAAACCCATAGGCCGGAATAACGCTACCATTGATGTCGACTTGTTCTCGAATCATTTCATCAGCTAAACCAATACCCAAACCATTAGTATCAATAACTACCTCTTTAGGATTATAAGTAGCAATTAGCTTCTTTATATCAATAGCCTATTGAGTAAAAGTTTTTGATTCTGCCTGGCGGCCAAGGACAAATAAATTAACAAGCGTCGAATAGTATTTATTATCACGAATATTAACACGCCACACGCACGCGACGGTCTAGTCGTGTAATCTACCTACGTCTACTGAAATTAAGTAGAAAACATTTTTATCGTTTACAAATTTTTGTTTCCATTCGGGATTTTTTATTCGTCTATACTTTGTTAGTTTTGAATAGTCAAACCAAGATTCATCGCTGCCGCCAAGCCATACACCAAGATACTCAGCCGCGAATGTGTTTTCATTATAAGAAGGCGACATCTTCAAACTATTAACAAACTTAGTATCTATTAAACCGTGCTAAGCCGGTACTCTATAGTCAAGTCCTATACAGAAACTACTATGTGGGTCAATTATAGCAGATTCAAAAGTATCTAATAACTTTTCATAAGCGAAGGACGCCTTTGTTCCGGCAGATGTAGCGTATATAACTTGAGTATTTATCATCTCATAAGGATTAACCAAACCATTTTCCATACGCCGTGAAACGTTCATTTGCGGCAGTACGATTTCTGCAATAGCATCACCATCTTGGTCGCGTACCTCATCAATAAGGGTCGCGTGTGTACGGATACCACGGTCAGAGTCCAAAGCGCCAACAACTGTTAGTTTAGCACCATTTTTGAAATAAAGTTCAACATAGTCTTTACCAAAGTTGGCGTGAACGCCTTCTGTATTGCCAGGCTCTAATTCGTTCTTCAAAAGCGGCCATATGCGCCATATC